GAGTCTTTATATTATGTTCCTTCAAATAAGGAAAAAATATCTCATCATAAAATTTGTGAAAATAGTCATCAAATATAATGCTATCGTTTCTGGCACCAAAATGGGTGTCGTTTAATAATGCAATCTTCATACCTACCTATTCAATTACTTTTTAGTCTTAGTCTTTTTCTTCACTACTGGTTCTTCTATTACTGTATTTCTTTGTAGAAAATCTAACATCTGACTATGATATTTAGCGTCATCGCCTGCTAGTTGATCCATCATACTTTCAACTCCTGAATTTACAATTAATCTAGATTTTACTAGTTGTTGTTTCTTTTCTTTCTGTATTCTTCGTATAAATGCATAGTATATAATTTGTGTAAAGTATGCAAAAGGATTCTTTGATTTAGCGGGATCAAAGTTACTCATATACTGTAAACAGTTTTCTATACCATCCGATATCATATCATCTCGGTAAGTATAGTTAATAAAATTAGGTCTATAAGATAAATGATTTGCTATCTTTAAAAAACACTCACCTATATAATTAGTAACAGGTGGATTTCTTCTATTTCTTGCGGCTGCCTTTTGACATTTTAATCTGTAATCGGTCATCGCCTCAAGAAACTTCTTGTTATCTACATAGTGAGGTTTTTGTTTTGCTTTTAATGTTTTTTTGTTTTCCATAATATCTCTTATTATACAGTATTTAGGTGCCTTTGTCAAGGTGTAAACAATATTTTAATTTAATTTTCGCAGGAGCTTGACACTTGTGGGAATGTGTGTATAATAGACTATGTAGTCTTTTCAGAGAACCAGCTATACCTAGTGTACAGTCTTGGTCTTATTAATCAAATGATTCACATCTTCCTCATCATATTCTTCACCTCGATCTTGCCTATCAAGTTCATCCGCAATTTCTAATATCTTTGATATATCTTTAGGCGATAGTTGTTGCACAGCCTCTTTAGGTTTATTTAACTTATCTAATATAACCTCATAGTAATTTGAAATATCTTTATTAGCATTAACTACTGATATTATCTTATCTGTAGGAATGGATAATCTTCTATCATCTGTAAATGGTATCCAAGGTGTAAGTGTAGAATCATCTTTAACACCAAAAGATGTAGTTCGTGCTACAGTTTTAAGTTGTAGTGGCATTTCTATCACAAGTTCTTCTTTGTGATTTGCAACGATCTGACCAATCAGTAAGGTGCCATTTGTTAACTTAATCATCTGATAGTTTTTAATTTCTTCTTTATCCATACTACTATTTATCAGTCCTTTAATTCTATGTTATGCATTTCGTAATCAAATTCTTCCTCAGTATAGATATTTATTCTCTCCTGAAAATGTCTTAAAGTGTAATTCTCTTTTGTTTTATATGATAGGTCATCTGCTATATCATACAAGGTAGCGTTTATCTTATTATCACCTAATCGTAAACCACGACCAATCGATTGTAGATTTCTAATCCTACTCTTAGAAGGACTGGCAAAAACTATATTATGTAAGTTCTTAATATTAATACCAGTAGAAAATGTGCCATAACTTGCAATAATAATAGCATTGTTTTCGTTCTCTACGATTGCCCGAGCCTTCTCTCGTTCATCTGTTTCAACACCACCATGAATATAGAAAATCTTTCTATCGGCATCTGCTTTATCTTTGATTATATCATAAAGATTTTTACCATGTTTCTCTACGAGTTGAAATAAGACTAATGTATTACCTTTTGCCTTGAGTGCTAAGTTCTTAATAAAGTTATTTCTGGCAGTTGAACTTACTAGATAGTCAATCTCATCTTGATACTTACCATTGACTACCATCTTTGAATTTGCTTCATTATGTTTTAGTATTAAACAACGTACCACTAAATTTGATAGTTGTTGTTTATCCATAAGTTTTCGAGTTGATGTAACTTTATTTACAGCACCAAACAGACCTTCTAATACAAGTTTATGTGTGTGAGCACCATCAAGTGTACCTGTAAGACCGATACGATATTTACAGTCGGTAAGTTTTGACATGATTTCTGTTAATGATTTAGATTTAAATAGATGTGCTTCATCACCAAACACTACACCAAATTGACTAAAATAATCCTTCGGCAATTTATATAAACTCTGCCAAGTAGAGATTAAAACCTTCTTATCTGTTTGATTTGAATATCCGCTATACAATCTATGGCAGTTCTTTTCTACATTCCAACCATAAGATTTAAAGTCAGAATACATCTGCTCAACTAGAGATGTTGTCGGTACGATTAGTAAACAACGATTATTAGATTCGTCTTTGATTAAGTGTGAGTAATATCGAATGAGAGCATAGATAATAAATGACTTACCTGAAGCTGTAGGACTTAATAGTAATGCTCGATTGAATTTTAGACTATGATATATGGCGTCTATTTGATAATCTCTTGCCTCGAATGATTGACCTAGACTATTAGAAAACTTTGTAACGATATCTCTATCTACTTTATTATCTATATCAACACCTTTACCACAGACGATTTTATATTCTCGTTCTTCAGCAAACGCTTTGATATATGGAAATAATCCAAAGTATATCTCTTTTGTTTTTTGTGAAAATAATCTTATCTTGCCATCCCACATTCGATTACGAAATGCTGGCATAAACTTATATCCTGGTACATAGAAAGTAAAAAATTCAGAAATCTCTCGTTGAATATTCGGATCACAATCAACGGTTAGATATACCTCATCTTTCTTTTCTATTATCAGCGTATCCATAGATCAAAGTAACCATGTCATTATACTATATCTATTACCACTTGTAACTTCTTTTACTTCGTGGGGATACATAAAGTTTGAAGGAAATACAACAGCAGAACCTTGTTGTTTAGGTGCAGTAAATTTACCATCACATAATACAAAATCACCACCTTCGTATTCGTCATTTAAAAAGATTAAAGATGTTAGATGTGGATAACCATATTTCTGTCCATGGCTGTGATGTATATTATCAATGTGATTTTTCATAAAACCACCAGTAGAATATCTATTAATTCTAAAGTTAGTAAATTCTTGAGGTTTAATTATAGTATGTGTTTGTGTATAGTTAGAAATTGTCTTAACGAAAGCAGTTCTTAGATGTTCAGCATAAGTATCTTTCTTTGTGATCCAATACTCTTGCATATTAACCTTAGAAGTACCTGAGTTTTTATCGTGAGTAGAGAATGTAGATGTTTTCCAATCTGCATTTTTATCAAAGTGTTTTATGATAGTATTACACAATTTAGGATCTACTATATCAGGATAATACTCTATATAGTCAAGAATTGTATTTGTATAATCGTCAATAGATGGCGGATTGTAAGTCATGGTGTTCACCTAATTGCCCTTTCAAATGTATATTCCAAGATATACTTATGCGATTGCTTGTTGATGTATTTACATTTACCCAATGTAATAACCATGACGGAAACATTATTACTCTATTCATTTTAGAGGCATACTCCATTAAGTTAGAGTTTACAGAATTGTTTTTTATCTTTCTTGGTACTAATACATCAGCTGCAGGTCTTGGGTCTTGAAATGTAATACCTGCGTTTTGGTCAGAGTGTAAGTAATATACTCCACTCAATAAATTGTTTGAATGTGTGTGTGCCCTATGTGATTCGCCTGGTGCGATTACATTTGCCCACATACCCGACATAACTAAATCTTCAAGTTTAACATTATATTCTAATGTTTTCATGTTTTCTAAATTCTTGTTTAAGATTAAATCTGCAAGGGGTTGAAACTCTTTTAAACTATATAAAAAAGAATCAGTTTGAAAGTTTCGTTTATTTTTATCTCTTTTTGCCCAGTCTTTTTCAATATGTTTTTTCATATTGTGAATACATCCATCAGTATATTCAGGACCTTTTGAAATATCAATAAAGTTATCTTCTATAAAAATGTTTGTTGGAAATATTTTTTGATGTTCCATTATATTGCTCCGCTAGTAAACTTCTTCCATTCAATAGCATTCTTTATTAAGAAAGTTCTATTGTTGATACTTCTCAATACTTGTTCTAGATATTTAACCACTACATTTAAGTATGCAACTTTTTGATCTGCCTTTTGTAGTTCTTCATCTGAGTCAATGTAGATATGAACATCCGACTTCAATACCTTTATATCAAATGGTGTTTCTTTATATACTGAAGCGTCTGCTTTACCAGTATAATATTCCCACTTTGATCTTACAAGTAGTTTATGGTCATATTCAGCCTTCTTTAAGAGTAAAGAAAACTTATTGAGATGTTGGAGATATTTGTTATGTAATAAAGGTATCTTAATAGACTCTGAATCTAATTCAGTATCATCTATTTTAAAGTCCCTATTAACTTGTGTCTGTAATTCTTCTAATGTCATAGTATATATTATATCACTTTATCGGTGAAAAGTCAAGGTCTAGGTAGTAGAAATTTGTACTATATCGTAATTAATGTAATTAAAACTTGCTGAAACAGTCAGGTAATCAACATCGGATGCTTGTATATCATAGTTTAGTGAACCAAGAGAAGTTGGATATAAATTTTGAAATCTTATTTCAGTCTTTGCAACATTCTTACTATTTAATACGGTTAAAGTAGCGTCAGAATATATTCCGCCTTCTGGAATAGGTTGTTTTATAGAAGTTCCTGTTGCGGCAGTGCTTGCAGTTGTACCAGGAAATGTGTCAGCAGATCCAGATACTAAGTTTGCATACTGTAGATTATCATTTGGAAACCCTAGACCAAGTATCCAATCGTGTAGTTCTTTATAGTTGTTTAAATTTTCATCTACTAAGAATGATATGTCTAGACTTCCGTATGTAACTTTATCGCCAGGTATAGGATAGTCATATAGTGGGTTAGTAACTGTCGCTTCACCTAGTGATATAGATGGTACATTTGCCGTTTGACAAAAATACTCTACAAGTGGTAGTTTAGTACATTTAAATCTAAACTGTAAAGGACTTGCATAGTCCATGATTATCGGTTGTCTAGTGTTAATATTTGTTTCAGTCATACTAGTATTTATAAGAGTTCCTTAGATAAAAAAAAGGGGGCATAAAGCCCCCTTTTTAAAGTCTTTTACTTAAAGTAAAATTACATAATGTTTGTAACTTTAACTCGTCTGTAATAGATATTTTGATCTCCAGCAGCAACCGCACCAGAATTATCTACTGCGCCTAAGCCGTTTGTCGTTGCAAATGGATTTTGAACCATTCCGTAACGAGTTTTGAAACCAATTTTAGGTTGGAAGCTGTCTTGTCCAACTGCTCTCACCATTTGTAGTGGAACATATGGGCAATAAAACAGACCTGAATCGTAAGGACTAGTTCCTTTATAACCTACAACATAATATTGATCGGCAGAAATGTTCGCTGCATATGGATCAACATATACTTTGAATTTTCCGTTTAGAACACCAGCAAAAGTATTACCAGTATCATCAACATTTAAGTTAGAAGATAATGCAGGAGCATAATCTAATACACCAGCCATTTGTAAAGCAGAAGCAACATCAGCAGAAGTTATGATGATATTACCTTTACCTCTTCTTGTTTTTTGACCAATCGCATTAGCATCTCTTTCCAGTTGGAAAAGAAGACCTTTGAATTTTTCAACTGACCAACGACCGTTAGAGTCTGTGTCAAGATCAAAAATACCAGCAGTTGTAGTATTTACTTCAGCGCCTTTATTAGCGTGTGAGTAAATAGTTCTAACTACTTCACGGTTGATTTCTGCAAGAATTTCACTTGATAAGATGTTAGCAAGTTCTGTTTCTGCGTCTAATCCATGGATTGCTTTTAAGTCTTGTGCAAGTTCCATAGTGTACTCAGCTTTTAGAGCACGTGATTTAGCAGTAACAGTTACTTTATCGATTGAGAAAGCCATTTCAGCAAACTCATCAGTACCATCACCTAGTGTTTCTGCTTGTGCAGTTGACATTCCAGAACCAGTGGTAAAAGTACCAGCAGCAGGACTGTCGTTTAGTGTAGCAGGGTTTGTACCAGCTTGTGCGTCTGGAGAACCAGAACCACCAGCAGCATCACGAGCAGAAAAATCTGAATCCGCTTCGTTAAATAATGCTTCAGCACCTGTTTGACTTTGAAATCTAGAC